TTGTTGATGTCGGCATCCATTGTAGATAATGGGCAGGAACTCATGTCCTCAGCCAGCAAGCCGCCTTCTTCCTTTTTGCCCATCTTTGGCTTATCGCCTAACAGACCAATCATAATCGTTGTTTTTTCTGGGTTCATAGCAATCTCACAAATTTTAGGCAAAGGTTTCCTAGCACAATTTTACCCTATTTTTTCCTGTCAAGTAAATTATTTGCTTTCAAACCATATTTCATATAGCTCCGGCATAAACACTTTAATCCATGCCTGCGCTTCTAAGTTATTCTTTTGGTGATCCATGCCGATAGTTTGGCTGCCTACATGGTGAACATAAGAGCGACTAATGTAGTTTACAAATCCATTTGCCCTCATCTCTAGACATTGTATATCGTCTGAGTACCAGTTAATAGGCTTGTAATCTACCCATGCTTCTCGGCTAACCCAGCCAAACAAAGGAGAAAGCACATCGTACTTGATAACGGTATCTTCCTCGATGTAACGCACCCCATTACGCTGCTTGCCTTCTCGGATGTTTTGCAGCCCTCGGACATAATCGGCCCTACTGCATACCCATCCTAGTTTGTTGTTTTTTAACAACACTACATCTTCCATTAGCTTAGAGTAACTACTAGGGGTTAATACTATGTCATCGTTTGCGACAATAATCTCAGGGAACATATCAAAAGCGTATTGCACCGCATCATTGTATGAATCACCATAATTAGTGCCGTTGTTTGGCAGGTTAATGGTTTGGTGTCTAGGAAGCTCTAGATCGCTCCCAGAGATGATAACAGTTACATCTAGTGGCACATACTGGTCAATAGAGGCAAACAGCACAGGAAGGCATTTAGCCGTCTTTGTTGCTATTACTATGGCAGGCGTTACAGACGAATCGTTGGTATATACCGTTGCCATATATCTCCATTACTCCGTTTTCAGTCGATTTGCTGATCTTGCACCTTGAGCAAGTTCGTATAGTGATTTGACCTGGCTTTTTTATCCAGCTCGTGCTGGAGTCGTTTTTTTGCATTTAGTAAATCTGCTTCTATTTTGTGTACTGTTGTCCTAGCTGCATTAGCAAGCTGGTTAATGGATGCGTATGGATGGCTGACATACCTTAGTTTAAGCGCTTGCCGTAGGTTTAGGGGCAAACCCTTAATCGCCTGCTCTATCAGATCACCGTCTACATGGTCAGGCTCGTAGTGTGGCTCTGCTTCTGCGTAAAGATTTCCTAGTTCTGGAATATAGTTTTTCTCAAACGAGCGACAAGTTGTTTCTACTTGTGGGCCAATAACCCCATAAGTAACATACCACGCCCAGTTCTGTAATCTAGATTCCATATTGCGCTAGTAAAATCCTTAAATGTAGAATATTATACAACTAGATTTATTGTATTATATTCAATATCTTAAAGCAAAGGCATATATGGCTGGCTATCACCTAACAGATGATGAGTGGATTGCTTCTTGGAAAACAATAGGAAGCCCTACTAAATTTGCAAAAAAACACAGTATTGCCATTCGTAATGTGATGGCTCGTAGGCGAACTCTAGAAAATAAGTACGGTATTATTTTAGATACCTTTGCAAGCGATAATCCAGCCTACTTTAAGAAAGTCGAACAAACACCTGGGCATACACGCAGGGGCATGGATATAGAAAAGGGCAGGGTTATTGTATTTAGCGATGCTCATTTTTGGCCTGACGAAACCACCACCGCATTTAAAGCTCTACTAGAGTCAATTAAAGAATTTAAACCTACAGCCATTGTCTGTAATGGCGATGCTCTTGATGGCGCTAATATCAGCCGCTTTCCTAGGGCAGACTGGTCTAAGCTACCTACTGTTAAGGAGGAGCTAGAGGCTTGCCAACATTACCTAGGGCAGATTGAAAAGGTAGCAAAAGGGGCTAAGTTGTTTTGGCCTCTTGGCAATCACGATCAACGCCTAGAGATGTCAATAGTCGCTAACTTGCCTGCATTTGAAGGTGTGCGAGGCACTACGCTAAAAGAGTATTTCCCACTTTGGAATCCATGCTGGTCTTTTTGGATAAATGAAGATACTTGCATTAAACATCGCTGGAAGGGCGGCTGGACTGGCGGCAGAAACAATGCCATGAACTCAGGCGTAAATATGATTACAGGCCATACCCATGTACTTTCAGCAATTCCGTTTGCAGACTATAACGGTACACGCTGGGGCGTTCAGACAGGCACATTGGCTGATCCGCACTCCCAGCAGTTTGCGTACACAGAAGATACTCCGAAAGATTGGGGGCAGGGTTTTGTAATCCTTAGCTTTGAGCGCAGCAAGATGTTGCAGCCTGAGATTGTGCGAGTGGTTGGCGAGGATGAAGTTGATTTTCGTGGCGCAATCCACCGTATTTAGCGCATGATGGCATGAAACTTACTCCAGCCGTACTAAGCAATCTATACGCTTCTCTAGCGTGTTGCTATCCGTATAGCCGTTGGAAAATGCCACTACCAGAGGAAGTTGATTTCGTAGTTACTGCTGACCCTGAGATTATGGGAACTTACTTATACGATACTGGTGAGGATTTTGAGCATACCGTTACGGTATCTTCTGCTAGGTGCGGACATTACTACACCGTACTTACTACCCTATGCCATGAGATGATTCACATGAGCTTTCATCGGCAGAAAGGCGATAGATGGCTACATCACGGAAAGGCTTTTAGGGATCGTTGTAAGCTGGTTGCTACAGAACTCGGTCTAGATCCCTTGGAACTCTAAGCTGTATTTCCCAGTCTTTCGCTGACCGACTCCAAGAGCTGCGTAAAGGTAACGCCCCATTTAGATTCAAAACCTTTTGCACCCAATCCGTGAACACCGGTATTTCCCCTATGGTGTTCTGGGCATAATGGCAGGACAGGGGATGTAGACCGTTTAGCTCCGTAACGGCGCACATGATGGAGTTCTGCCTCAGAGCCTTCAATCCCAAGGACTTCGGAGCAAAGAATACATCCGAGTCTTGCAGTCGCAGCCAATGTGTTCTTTTCATCTTTCGTAGCCATTACCTAAATGTAACCCAAATTGATATACCTAGCGCAATAAATATTGCCATCCCAATGTAGTATGGTAAATCAATCATTTTAATCTCCACAAAAACAAGCAATTGTTTCTTCATCGGTTTCAAACATATCAGCTTGGTCGGCAGCGTAATCCATCATTTTTTGATAGCTTGGCCTATCTTTTCTAAACCTTGCTCCATCGCCTTGAAATTTGCCTGATGAATGAATCCTAGCCTCTTGTTTAGCCCACCAAATCGCCCTCTCAGGCTTTTCTGCAATTAGACTTAAAGTTTGTGGATAACCCTTTAAAAAGCATAGATCACAGTTGCCGTGATAGGTCTTACCATTAAAGTTTGGCAAACCAAGATCAAATGATTGTTCTTTCCAAAATTTACCTACATCTCCTGCCGTAATTCCAGCAGTATAAAGAGGCACTCGTTCTCGAGCCATTTTCATTGCTCGTCTTGGCTCGTCAGCACGAATACCTACCCAATCCATGTTTTCATTATGTTTCCAGCCTAAATGTTTTAAATATCTGTGAATTGTTCGTATTTTTAATTCTGCTGTGCAAAATCGTGTTACTGGATTAGGTAAATAACTTTTTTTAGTAATTAACGCTTCAAACGGCTCACCATTACGGCTGGCTGTATCAAAATCAATTAGTTTCCATTTTGGATCATCAAAAGTATATTCAAGCCAATGTATAGGAACATTCCAATTTTTACCGCAATCTCGCACAAATTCAAGCGTAGCTTCTTCTTCCTTGCCGGTATTAGCAAAAACAACAATTGCGTCAGCAGGCAGCCCCCCCCCCGTTCGATTGCAAAATACGCCAAAGCATATAACCAGAAGTGCGACCACCGCTAAAACTGATAACAGTTGGCTCTATTATTTTGAATGGATCACTCATTGCGTAGCACGATCAATAGTACGATTCGTGGCCTCTTGGCTGCGCCATATCTCTATCCTAGCCTGTGCCGCTATCAGTTGCCACTTTAGTTTTTCCTCTGTTTCTACGGCTTCTTTTAGACCTTTTAGCAGCTCTATGTAATCGTCTGTGGCGTAGGCTTCCATTTCTTTAGCGGCAATGCTGGATGCTGTAGATTCCAGCATAAGCCGACTTTTAGCTGATCGCAGGTAGTTCTCTATATAAGTTCTATTTGCTTTGGCTGCGGCAAAGACTCCTGACTGCTTGATGATGAACTCGACTGCTTTGTTCGGGCTTGTGTCCATTGGCGGATTATTTCCTCTGTTAGTTTTTGATACCCAGCTTGACCACGCTTCTCGTAGATCAATGCTAGTTGTTTTCGTCTTTTTGCTAAGGGCCAAGTAAGTAAATCTCTGGCCTCACATTCGTTACGCCATTCCTCGCTATATGTATCCAATCGACTACAACTGCTCCTCTAGCTGTTTTATTTTGTTGCTAATACGCATACGCAAAGCAGACCATCCTTCTCCAGCATAAGGTGTTATGCCTACTTCTTTAGCTTTTTTTAAGGTTAATTCCTCTGTTGCATAAAATGGCAACTCTGGCTTTTTATTTACTTTAGGCGCTTCTATTACGATCTCATCCTCAAATCGATATTGGTTAAGCCAAGTGGCTAAATGCGGTATGTACGCTAGTTGCGTATCTTGCGACTTCCAGTAATTGATATGGTTTGGCATGGCCTCTAAAGCCTGCGCTTGCTCTGATTGCGTGAGGCGCTCAAAACTCTTTTGCGCTACACGCTTTGCTACCTTCCTAGGATACATTCCCCACAACTCATCAAAACTCATATAAGTCCCCACTTAGTAAGTTCACCAGTTATAAATAATACTATGCCTGCAAAGTAAAAAGCAACAGCTACGATCTCTACTGTAAACAAGGCCATATCATCTTGAGCGTACCCAGCCGCAGCCCAAAGCCCAGAGCCTATAAATCCTATAACAATGTTAGCTGGGTAGATGTTTAGCGCAGTCAGCAATATACCAAGTAAGCAAAGCAAAGTACCTGACCACTTTAGCGTTTTCATTTTTTCTTGGCTTTCTTTAGGTCTGCCCTATGCAGCTCCATAATTGCATCCGCTTGCTTGGCAACCTTGTCCTCAATATGCTCGATCATATCTTTTATTGAATATAACGCACCACTATAAGGGCTGTCCGCATACGCAGCCACAAGGTCAATTACATCTCGCACATTGGCCAGTTTGTAAGATAGTTCCTCTATATCGTTAGCTGCTTGCCATAAACTCATTTTTATTCTGCCTTTCTAATGGGTATTGATTTTTTAATTTCAAAAGTGCATTTATCGCCAGATGCTTTGCGCTCAACCGTAATTTCGCATAAGCCTTTTAACCTAGCTTTTTTAGAAATAAACAAGCATAAATTTTCAAGGGTTGGCCTTCCTAATCCTTCTACTTCGTTTAAAAACTTATGGTCAAGATGTGATTTTACAAAATCAATCATCAACCAAACCGCATTTAAATCTCTAATCATTCCGCTTTCATCAGGCTCACCTTCAATAGATATGCTTGCGTGATATGTATGTCCGTGAATGGTTGTTGATTTTATTTTTGTGTGGCAATCAACATCACGCTTATCTAGGGTATGTGCAGCTTCAAAATAAAAGCCTTGTGTTAATTTCAAAATAAACCATCCTGTTCTACTTGCATAAAATTCCATGTAATTGGCGCATTATGGGCCTCAATCCTAGAGCGCATAACTTGCGCCCTTGCTTCTTTTGTTGGAGGTGGATAGTTACCATTTTTCCAATGTTTATCAATCCCAACATTTCTGCCAATATTGGTGCTATCTGTGGATGCAAAAGGCAATTTAGTAAATATTGCTGGGTCTAACATTCTAAGCCCATGTAACTTACACATTGGCCTGCCCATGTCATCACAAACAATTCGCATAGCTTGACCCATTCTTGACCACCAGGCTGCTGTTCCTACGGTAGCATATTCTCCAGAGCTGCCAATGCAAACACGCACATAGTAATTGGCTAGTTGATCAAGTCTTTCTAACGATTCGTGCATATGCCATACAGGTGCTCCAAACCACTTAGGCAATGGGCAATCTTCAAGCAGCGCATCATTGTCAGCTTCTGTTCCGTCAATTACATCTGGAATGACAGCAAAATCACAAGAAGGTACTTTTTTAAGGTTTAATGCCCACTCGTAATAAGCATCCCAATTAGTAACAGGTTTGCCGCTTTTCCAAGCACTAAAAGCACCATTGTCTATGGCAAACGATTGGCAAACCTCTAAAGCAGTACCAATTTGTTCTGAATGAGCATAAGACACAAAAGCGTGACCAGCTTGCACAGCGTAATTAGCAACCGTAGCTGGCGTTATAGGTAGGCCATGATAGTGAATCATTTATTAGTGACTCCCATAATTTGTGTACACAGTAAGGCTATCTATTCGCATCTGCATCTCACGAATTTTTAGTTCTTGCGCTCTTAGCATTTCTGCCGCTTCTACCAATGCATAAATAGCATTACTAAACTGTAATGCGCTTTCTAACTCATCCGCTAGTTCCATAGCGGTTTTGCCGATCTCTACTTCTCCAGCAAACGGAATAAACTCAGTTGGCACTTGCTCCTCCTAATGCTTTTATGGCCTTCATGCTTAACAATATTTTGTCTAAGTCGTTTTCTGCACGAATACCGATTAGCTTTAATTTGTCCGATGTATAGCAAGATCCGTCATCCCGATATAGGCTGCCAGTAACGCTGTCCATCATTAGTGTTTTATTTTTTGGGTCTGTAAGGATTTGAACTGGAGTTACGATAATCTCGCCCTCATTCAAGATGCCCCTAAGCAATGTGCGGTCTGCAAGCCATTTTTTGCGCAGCTCTTTGTTTCCCCAGGTTGGAAAACAGAATGTGGCCTGAGCACATAAGCCATCTGTAGATGCTCGTATTTTTTTCATAAATTTAATACTAATCTACAAATCTACATTTGTGCAAGAACT